CTAACTTGGTGACCAATACTTCGTCAGTTTCATCTCGGTCATCGTTATACATTTGGTGAACTACTACAATGCTGTTGTCAGCCATTAGAGCAACTGTTCCTTTGGTAGCACTGTTGTTGCCTAGATTGTTATTGATATACTTGCTGGCTACCAGTGTGCCGGTTGAACTGTACTTGACAACCAATCCTTGGTCATAGTTAACCTCATAGCGTCCTGAACCCACAGCATAGACATTAGCACCAGTTGAATCCCATACCACACCGTTGAATTGATCGTTAGTGTTAGCGCCAATGGCCTTGGTAAAGTCTGGAGTCCAAATAAATGCTTCGCCACCTAGATTCTGTTTGATAGCAAATGTTTCTTCAGCAGCAAAGTTTACATTGTCGTCAGTTTCAATACTCAAGTGTGTTGATGGATGTGCGCCACTGGTATAAGAAATACTAGTAATACTACCTGCGCTGCCTGAGCTAACAGAAACAACTGTGAATATTATATTATTGGCAGGAGCCTGGCCACCAGCAAGTGCTGTTCCAGGAATAATGATAGTATCGCCTACCAAGTAGTTATCACCACCTTGAATAAGATCGTGAGTTTGAAAAGTACCGTCTGTAGGGCTAAATCGAACTGTTACGCCAGCACCCGAACCAGGAACTTTAACTGGTGTTAATTCAGTTACAGTTCTGTCGCTGCCTGTGGGCGTACCTTCAATGCTAGTAACAACATTAGGAGTACCACTGCCGTCCACTCCAACCTTAAATGTTAGGTCGTTAACACCGTCAACGCCGCCCAGTAGATTACCAAAGATTCTAAACTTTTGATAGTCTTTGTAGCCTGTGCCTGTACCATTGGTAGCGATAAGTGTATAGGCTCCGCCGGCTACAGTTACATCTACAACCAATCCAGAACCTGTCTGGACTCCTGCTGACACTGGTACATTATAGTAATAGTTTACATCTACAGCCTGAACTTGATCGGTAATACCACTTCCAGTGACCCACCAGTCGCCGATGTTACTACCTGCTTCACCTGGGAAGTGTTCAGAGTCAATGTCTGTTTTGGACACCCATAGAACATCTACGCCGCTGCCAGCTAATGGAGTAATAGCACCGTATTCTGCGTATTCGTTAAACTTTTGACCAACAACTGCTGGCTTACCTGTGGCACTGACTGCGATGTCATAGCCGTAAATGTCACCTTCATCTGACAGTGTAAATGACTTGACAACAGCACCCGAACCTGAGTCTATCATTAGAACAACAGCCTCTGTCCACTCAGCGTCAAGTGTATCACCGTTATATGTTGGGGTTTCAACTAACACAGCAATGTTGCCAGTCGCTGGATCAAAGGCCATTGCCACTGGAGTACAGTATGCGTCTTCGTAAGAGTCTCGTACATTGATCCAAGTTTCTGGCACATTGAGTGCTACCACTCCGCTTACCACAACAACAGTTTCCACTGCGCCTACATAATCGTAAGCATTACTAATAGTTGCCACTTCTAAAATTAGACTGTTAAGACCGTCGCTACCACTGAGATCGCTGCCTCTAATAACAATCTTGTCACCTACCTTGTATCCGCCGCCAGTTGAATTTACAATAGCACCAGTATAAGTTGAACCGTCTGAAGTTACATCAAAACTAGCACCACTGCCACTGCGTAGTTCACGATTCCATAGCAAGTTGCCTTCTGGACTGAACTTTTGAATGTGTGCTTTATTGCTGGTCCAGTTATTGGCACCTAGTGTGTAGGCATTGCCTTCTGCGTCGTGGCACACGCTGTTATACCAAATGCCATCGTCAGTGCTTTGATTCATCTGACCATACATTGCGGCAAAGCCCAACTGTGTTTGTTGTAACTTGATGTTGCCGTCTACTGGAGCAGTTAGTGTACCGTCCTTGCCGAACGTCCAAGTGTTAACCTTGCTGGCCGTACGTCTTACGCTGATGTCGGCGTCAGTGACTCCAACAGTTGCTGATCCATCGGTGATTATATCAATGATGTCAGTAGTAAGTGCCAACGGGCCATTAGAGGCTACCAATGTGTTGGTCAACAGGCCTGGAATACGACTGGTCTTTAATTCCCAACCTTCTGCTGAGAACTTGGTGGCATCAGTGTCAAACTGTGCTATAAAACCTTGATTAAAGTATTTGCCGTTACCCCAAGGACTGTTGAGATCCTGATCACTTTGACCAAATCTCACTGAACCACCAATAAGAATCTTATTGCCCTTTACTGTCATTAGGTCTGTGCTGACAGAACCAAAGGGTCCGTTATCTCCTGTTTCGCCTGGCATGTCTTGTGCTAGAGGATTGTCAAAATAACTTTGCCAAATCACAGCACCTGTTGTTTTGTTATAGCGAGCCAAGACCAAACGAGTGGTGTAATACCCCGCATCACCGCCTTCAACATTGCTTAATGGATTAAGTTCGTAGGTGCCAGCGTATAGATATAAGTCGCCGTCATCGCCCACTGCTGTGCTGACGCCTACCCATGAGCAAGGACCAGGACCAACTCTTCGATCCCATACTATAGCACCTAGAGCAGTCATTTTAAATATCACAACAGTATTGCTCTTTTTCTCTGGCCCTGGGCCATTATCAGCAGTTGGGTTATCAACATAGTAGGAACCTGTGACATAAATGTTACCAATGCTGTCAAGACTCAGACCAGCGGCTATACCGCCAGGAGTTTCGTTTTCAAGGGCCACAGTCTTTTGCCAGGCTAGATTACCAGCACTGGTTACTTTGGCCACTAACATCGCATTGACAATGGTGAAGCCGCCGTTTACCGTAATACCTACTTCAGCAGTACCAGTAACAACAATATCATCGTTAAAGTCAACGGCTAGTCCAAGTATGTAGGAGTCACTGCTGTCGCCTATTAGGAGCTTCTGCCAAGTAATAGTGGTAGCATCTGTGTTTAGTTTGGCCACGAATGCTATATTTTGTTCTACACCCGCAATGTTTCCACCAATGATGATGTTTTCATTGCTGTCAAGACCAATAGCACAAAGACTATAGCCTACTCCAAAGTCTATAGTGTTACTGAACATTACAGCACCTGTGGCTCCATTTATCTTGACCACAACTGCTATGTTGTTGTCTTGATTCAGTGTGAATACAAGATTGTCATCACCGTCAACCACGGAGTTATCACTGCCTGTTCCGTAGGTGTTGGCAGGACCCACAGTCTGTTTCCAAACTAACTCACCTGCTGGAGTAAACTTGAATACTGCTAGGCCATAAGTAGCTTCAAAACTGAAATCTGCTATGATCAACACATTGCCGTCACTGTCGTAGTTTGTGCTGTGAACTTTAACACCGCTCAAGTCGTATGGACCACCATCATCTTCTTTGCGTAAGCGAACAAACCAACGATCAGCATCACCAGTTTGAACTGTGATAGCACCTTCGTTGATCAGCGTATCACCGCCAGTGTGTTCAAGTAGGTTCCAACGGCTAACACCGTCACCATACTTGATTTTGCCAGTGTCTGATTCTAGGCCTGGTTCACCTGCGGCTAAAATTGGATTTGCTGTGGTCCAATTGGCTGCTGTATCTCTACGTAGTTTAATTCTAGTTGTCATATTATGCTCCGCCTCCACCGAGGGTGTTATCTAAATCTTCATTGTAAGTTTGGTCAGCAACCCCGCCAACCGCCACATATTGTGATCTGCCGTTAACCCATGGAACTTGTGTGCTCCAGCGGCTACCCGTCCATTGATAAGTAGCAGAGTTATCTGCTACGTATTCTTGCCCTAGTGTGGGCTCTGTTGGAAATGTTATTGCCATCGTTGTGTCCTATTGATATTTATCGGTTTCTTAAGGCGTCTGTGCCGCGCCATACATAATGATCCAATCGCCGCCGCCGTATGGATCAACTACATATATTAACTCAGCCTTGCCACTGGTAGCCACATACCACGTCCACGGATAACCTAAATCAAGAGTCAATTGACAATTACTAGAGTTATTGATAATTGCCAATCTCTGTCCAGATGTGCCTGCGGGCAACACTACTGTATGAGTATCACTTCCTGTATATCCAGCAGCAGGAGTGCAGTATAATACACTAAAATTAACTGTAGTGATAGTCTTGGTGGTATCAATACCATTGTATAGATAGTTTTCTTGTCCTTGATTGCCAGTTAATACACTAACACCACTGCTGTTCTTGATGTCACCGCCTGCTGGTAATTGTAAATCACCGTCTTTGTCAAACGTCCAAGTTTTATCAGCAACTTGTACATCAAGGTCAAGATACTGACTAATAGTATAAACGAGATCTGGGCTATCTGGTAAGTATCCTCCACTGTGGAACTCTGATCCATCTTCTAATGGAGTGTTTCCATTTCCAATGCGTACAATTAGTGCTACACCGCCGTTATCTTGTACAGAGGTTATCTGCTTCCAACCTACTAGTCCAGGACCTTTAATATACCAAGCGCCACCTATTGTTGAGATTAATCGTAGTATAGGGCTATCGGTATACATGAACGAACCCTGTTGCGGTAGATAATTGAAAACTGCATTAGTAGCAGTAAAGCAATAACCTTTTATTTTAGCATTTGGAAATATTGTACTGCCATCTATGCCAAAGTCCCAGTTGTTACTGTTTGAAGTTATTCTAACCTTACCGTAGGCTGAGCCTGACCCTGCTGTAAGAGTAATATCTCCGCCTATTTTACCTGTACCGCTTGCTGATCCGCCGGTTAATTCTAAATAGCCACCGTTGCCACTAGTACTATCGCCGGCTCGCATTTTGATCCAGCCGCCTTCTTCACCGTTAAGTCCATACGACTCTCCAGCATCAAGTTTGATGTCACCGCCGTTGGCGCCGCGACCTGGCCATATATAAATGTCGCCACCTTCGCCAAACCATTCGTTTGAGTTGGGTTCTTGATAACTATCGCCACCGGCAATAACCAATCTACCAACTGTGTTAGTGTCTGCTGTTCCCGGCTGCGTTGCGATGGCTTTTTGTGTTGATCCGTTGCGACTAAACACTAACGCATCGCTAGTGCCTGCTCTATTGCTGACATGCTGATATGGGATCATTAAACTGCCATCTGTTTTAAACAGCCATTCGTATGAGCTACCTGTGCCGTTTTTATTAGTTTCAATAAAGACACCAGGTTCTTCAATATATAACCAGTGTAGGAGTTCGTCAGTGTCATTGGGGTTGGCTTCTGCCGCGCCTGCTAGTGTGGTCCACTGTAGTTGAGCAAACCCATTAGGGCCAGCACCAACAACGTTAACATCGTAAGAGCCGCTTAAATTGCGTATAGCACCATTACGTGGCAAGTTTAAAACACCGTCTTGATCTAAAACAACTTCGTAATCGCCATTGACTATTTTATTGCTTGCTCCAGGATATGCTGTGGTTTGAACTGTGGCATCTGGGAATGTAATAGATACAACATCAAGATCGGTGTCTGGTGGGGGTTGAACTAAAGGTGCCGCATCAACCCACTGATCGTTATACTTTATGTATAGTCTACCTTCTACGGTGTTAAACCATAGTGTGCCGTTGCTGGCACTTGGTGCTGTGTCTTGACGTGCTACTGTGCTACTTCCACTGCCGCCAGTATAGGCAGTAGTTTGAACTGTGTCATCTGGGAATCGTAATCCACCGTCCCCTTGGAAGGTCCATTCGTGTGTAACAACATTTTCTTCATTGCCATCATTACTGCGATCATATGAACCAATTCGTAGGCCGCTGCGATCACTGTCTTGCCAGGCTAGTTGAATTCGACCTCGATTTAGTTCTGTTTCATCATCTGGATTGCCGGTAAAGGTTCTGATGATGCTGTGGTCTTCATTACTAGGCATATTGTACCAACGAACACTGGTGTTATCACCGTCAGTACCATCTATGACAAAATGTCCGCCATCAACGCCGCCAACAACAATATCGCCGGGAGCAGTTAAGTGACCACTAGAATCTAATACTACTTCGTGTTCACCATTGACTAATTTGTCTGTGCTTCCGCCACTGCCTCCTAATACACTAGTACCACTGCTGTCAACAATGTCGCCACCTGCTGGTAGTTTTAGATCACCGTTTGAGCCAAACAACCATTTATGTATGTTATCACTGTCAGTGTTATTGGTCCAAATGCCTACACCGTAGGAACCTTCTATGCGAGTTGGATTGTCGCCGTCATCATCCTCTTGTGGCTTTAATACTAATTTGCTTTCACCATCGCCGCCAGTTTCGTATGTTTCAATGTAGATATCTGTGCCACTGTTTACACTTAATACATTACTATCAAAAGTAAACGAACCTAAATCAGCACCTTCAAAATCATACTCAACGTCATTGGCTTTAGGGCTGACGATAAAAGGAATCTGTACCCAATTGCTGACATCGAATGTTTCGTTAATGTCAGGGCCTACATAGGCATACATTAAATTACGTCGGTTAATATCAGCAATGGCCTCTGTCCATATACCCTGCTCAACAATACCGATACTACCAATATATCCGTCGTCGTCTAAACGACCCACACTATATTCTGCTTTAACGTAACCATCTGGAGCTGTTATAGCCCCAGAACGAATGCTGTAGTCGTAGGAGTCAGTGACAAACGGTGTGCCACCAAACACATATGTTTGATCTGCTGTTTCTTCTATTTCGTCGGCAAACAAAGTTGTAGCACGGGTAACACCTGGTAATACCAGTTTGCCTGTCATAGATTCTGTAATGACACTACCGCCAATAGTGACAGAACCTGGACCCACATAAATGTGTCGTACACGAGCACCTGGCGAACCAATGTCTTGTAGGTTATCTGTATCTGGCAGTAAATGATTGCCAGCGCCAACAGTCCAACCTGTTATACCGGATCCTGTGGCGCCATCAGCACCCTTTTGTGCTATCTTGGTCCAGAAGGTTCCTTCTACTGGAATATCGCCACCTTCACCGAAGTTAGCATCTATTCTATACCAAGTCTCTCCACCATAGGTAACAACATCTCCTATAGCATAACTGGCAACGTTATCGTAAGCACCAGTAAAGTTCCATAGAGCATCGGCACCATTAGTTCCGTTTGTACCAGGAATTCCTTGTGGGCCCTGTGGTCCTTCGGCACCTTGTGGTCCTCTAATAGGTCCAGCATTTTCCCAACTATTACCGTCCCAAACATAGCCATCACCTGATGCAGTAACAACATATAAATCACCAAGCGTATTTCCAATAAGAGGAAGATTTTCAAAAGTTGCAACAGCACCTTTTAATTTAACGCTAGTTCCGTCTGCGCCGGCTGGGCCCTGTGCTCCTGTATCACCGGTATCGCCTTTATCGCCTTTAGGTCCCTGCGCCCCTGTAGCACCAGCTGGTCCTGTATTTCCAGTATCGCCTTTTGGTCCTTGTGCTCCAGTATCGCCTTTTGGTCCGGTAGCACCAGTCTCCCCTGTAAATCCTCGTGGTCCTTGTGATCCTGTAGCCCCAGTAGCCCCAGTAGCCCCAGTAGCCCCAGTTAAACCAGTGAGTCCTCGTGGTCCTTGTGGTCCAGTGGCTCCTTGTACTCCTTGTGATCCCTGTGGGCCTGTAATTCCTCTTGGCCCTTGTGATCCTGTAGCGCCTGCAGGTCCAGTTTCACCTGCAGGACCTTGTGCCCCAGTAAGACCTCTTTCTCCACGATCACCTTTATCTCCTTTAAGCCCCTGTGGACCTGTAACACCTTGCGGTCCTTGTGGGCCAGCGGCACCAGTATCACCTTTTTCACCTTGCAGTCCAGGATCTCCTTGTGGTCCTTGCTGTCCAGGTAGTCCAGGTAGTCCCTGTGCTCCAGTGGCTCCAGTTTCTCCTTTATCCCCTTTAAGTCCCTGTGGTCCCTGACTTCCTATTGGTCCTGAAGGTCCAGTAAGTCCAGTATCTCCTTTAGGGCCTGTTGGTCCTGTTGGTCCTGCAACTCCCTGTGGTCCTTGCGGGCCTGCAGGCCCTGTCGAACCGATTGATCCCGAAGCACCAGAAAGCGCATAGGGTAAATTGTTCCACGGAGTTTCCCCGTCTCCAATTTTTATTCGATTAGTATCAATTTCGTAAGCTGCTTCGCCCTCTCGCAATACAGGGTTAACGCTAGCCCAAACCGATGCTATATCTCTTCTTAATAGTATTCTTACAGTCATTATTATGCTCCGCCGCCATCTAAAACAAGCTCGCCGGAAATATCATCAAATGTTACTATTACAGCATTGATACTACCAGTATTTGTTCCGCTCTTTTGATATTTAACCCTTGCCCAGTTATAATCTCTTCGATATGTAGGAAATTCGTATGTCTTTGTAACCACATCATTCATTGTTGTTACATTAAAAGTCTCAATGGTTTCCCAAGTAGTTCCAGCACTTACAACTGCATCTTTGGTCCACTCTACGATAACAGATCCTACTAGATCTTTAAAAGAAAATTCCATAGTAAGGTATTCTTCTACTTCTGCTTTTAAGAAATTGGGTCTAGTTATTTCTACAGCATCGCTGTAATAAACTGTGGTTCCTAATAAGACATTACCCATGTCAGTATTGGTAATTCCATAGAATCTTGTTATGTATCTTGAAGGTATTTTTTCTGGTATTGTTGACCCTGCTTGGGGGAATGCAGCACCGACTAATTCCATAAGCCCTTCTGCCCCAAATTGAGTGTCAGCGTACAGTACAGTTCTAGTAGTGTCTGGATTTACTCGATATATGGTAAATTTTAAGAATTGGGGATTAACTCCTTTTAAGGCGTCGGCAGTTAGATTAACTGTTGCTAACCCTTGAGTTGTTAAAGAATTTACCACATCTGTTGTGAGTAATAACGCACCTTTTACATCTGTGACAGTCATTTTTAGTGTCATTCCAGATAGGCTTATACGCTTTTGATCTGAATTCTTAACATCAATTTTAATTTTATTTTGATACACGATTTTCCACCTCACAGGATATAAAGCCACATCTGCAACTAGATTGATTTTGTTTGGATATAAATAACATGAAATTTTTTGCATTTGGAAGTCCCTATACGTATTTATATGGTTAAATTAAGAGATAACATCGAACAACAACTGCCCTTTATCAGTGTACTTAATTACGGAGAGAATGAGTACGTGGGAATAATAATCAACCAAGATCAGCACGTTACAAGCTTTTACGACCTGGAAGCAGTACGTACAACTGATGAAAAAACCCTGCTTCTTGAGCTGGGAGAAATTTGGTGGTGGGAAAGTAACCGTCAAGTTCCTATTAATATCTTCTTAAGAAAAGAAATAGAACCGTTTAGGTATATTATAAAAACGTTTAACAGTAAAGATGTGAGAATTATACTAGGGCCAGTGGTAAATCTTATGAACCTGTCCCTTAAACGTATTAAAAGAAAGAGCGTACAGTTGGTGCGAAAACCAACTAGTCGTTAACTAAACCCGTAGCTGATCTGCTCACAGATTAAGTTCATCTGCACAATCACAGCCATTGCGTAGGCCACAGCGTGTGCTTTTTTAAAGTAGTACTCACCAGTCTCTGGAGGGATCCAGACTTCCTTCATTATCGTAGTCCAGCTCTCCCCAATCAAATGTCTCTTTGCTGGGCGTATCATTGCCAGGACGGCAGCTAATTCTTCCACTGAAGTAGGGCAAGTTTTCTTCAGAATTGCACCATGGCCATTCAAATGAAATAATAGATTTGTAAATTCCTCTTGTTGTAAAAGATCCCATAATGGTTCAGTCTCCATTAAATTTTTAAGATGCTCTTCACTGCTTATATCTTTATACAAGCTTACGTTGAGCAAATCTACTTTAAAATATCTACGATACTCAGCTTCTTTATAATCTAAAGTTGAGTAATTTGATATAGGATTTACTGGTATTTCCTGTGCGTAAACTCCAGTATTATGCGGAACAAGTTTATTGTTTTCTAAACGAGATGCTTTGATGTGTTTAACTACATCTAGCACCTTTTGTCTGTCTGCAAAATCTATATCAATATCTGGCATTAGTGCATTACCTGTGATTCAAACAACATTAGTGGTAGCTTATCTACTAGATACATAGCGTATTCGTCAGCAGATTCTATGTCATCAAACCCTGTTAGTTTTACATAAACAGTTTTGTCATCTTCGCTTACAATAACTTCTAAATTAAGATTTTGTTCGTTATCATTTTCAACGTTAGGACTCATAAGCTAGCCTCCCTGACTACATCCTTGACTAGACCAAGATTATACTTTTCGTTTTTAAATCTTTTTACCCATACCTGGGGGTCTATAATACTACTTATCGATGCTAGCTGTTCATCAGACATAGATGCTAATAGATCTTTGCCTGTTTGACAATTAAGTATCAACCACGGGCTTATCTTACCGTCTTTAATATCAAATGTTGCCCTGTTAGGGCTTACGTATTTAAAATAATGATTCCACACGCTGTTATTGTTTTCAGCCCAAGTGTCCATAGTTTTTATACTGCGTTCTAGTGCCACTTCTGCATGTTCTGCGTGGATAAGTTCTAACACATATTTTTCATAGAGTGCATCGCGGCACCAATGATCTAATTTAACTCCGCTTTTTACAATCCAGTCAATAAAATGATCTGGATATAAAGGATTTACATTACTGACAAAACTACCAAATTTTACAAATGCATTATAATAAGGACTTTTTGCAAATTCGCTGTAGGTCTTATCTTGTTTGGCATTTTGTGTTAGTTGAAAGAATCTGATAAAAGTTCTAAAACCAATCAACACATGCTTTTCTGTGGCCGCTAGATGTCTTCGTTTCTGTTCACAGACATGCGTTATAAGTGTGCTTTCTTTAGTATAACCATGCCCGCAGTATTGACAAGTAAATGGTTTTTCTTTGTTCACTTTTAACTCAAAACAGTTTTTCAATTTCTTTGTCTTCATAACCATGTTGTCGAGCTAGATCTTTTATTTCTTTTAAAGTCATTAGTTCGGATAACAATTCTAGTTCATCTTGTTTTTTACTTGGATAGAGTTCTAATAAAAATTTCAATCTTTTAGTATCTGCTTTTTTTCTTTTAAAACCTATCCATTCATGGAAAAAGATCTTCCTGCTTTCATGACTACACATACACAGTAATTGCCATTGTAATTTAGGATGCTTTTGTAAGGTGTTCCAATGTTTGTTAAAAAATTCATTAACGGTCAATACAAAATGCTCTTGCAGTTCTCTTGATTGGCCTTTGACATTACTAATATATCTGTTAAGGATAAACAGTTCACTTTTCAATGACTTTCTTTGATCGTCGGTAATGTCATCCCACAGATTTTTAGCCCCAAGATCAACAGCGGCTAGTTTGTCTTTTAGTTCAATTTTTTCGCTCATAGTCTTTTGTCATTTTATATATTAGTATAGCACGATCAAGGGCCTTTTGTAAAGCAGGATTGGAGGGAGCAGCTCGACGAATTTCGCCCCATAGTTTATCTTCTCTTAAGTGTTCGTATAATGGACGACCATCCGGAGTGCGGGGATCAATTTCTTTTTCGTATTGATATCCAATCAATTTACGTTCCGTTGATCCTATCTCTCGAGCGTATATTTCTTCACCGTTGCGCTCGTAGATATATGTCGCACCTGGTTTGAGTGTTCCCATTTTTACAGCAATTTTGATAAATCTATTAATTCGTTTTGACGAGAAATTTCTTTAACAAAATAAGTACAAAGTGCTTTAGGTTTATTGTTTAATGGCACAGCTAATAGCTGACTATTTTTCATTTTAGGAAAATACCATTTAACATCGTTGTAGAAATTTACTATTTCAATAGGTTTAAATTCTACTCTAAAACTACTCAACGGATTAAAACATAATGCTTCAAATCCACGATCGTTTAAACTAGTTAAAGATAATATTTCTATATCACAACTACTTTGACTATCTCCTACAGCTATACTCCAATCAATAGGCATAGTAACTTCGTCGTCGCCTATTTTTAAGACCATTGCAGGACTGTTAAAGCTTTCTAAAAATATCAAGGGTTGAAAAAAGAAATCAGGCTCTTGCGGACTACTGTTATCTAACACAGCAAATCGCATATTGTCGTCAACTTCCTCTGGAAGATTATTTAAATCAAAGGGTATATTGTCTAATGTAAGTATCATCATGTTGTTATAATACAACAATCTATTCAGATTGTCAATCCCATTTTACTTTTTCTAATGTAAATGGGTATTTTGCTTCCTTATAAAATTTCTTTCTTTCAGTTAAATGTCGTTTCGCGTATTTGCAGGTTGACGTGATGTCCCAGATTTGGACAAAGTCTTTATCTTCAGCTTTTCTAATACCTCGCCCAATGCTTTGTATAACTCTTGTAAAGCTCTTTCCGGACTCCAGAAGAACCAGATTAAAAATCCTAGGGATATTAATACCCACAGCGGCCACACCATAAGTCGCCACAATAATCTTGTTGTCACTTGTTTTAACTTCGTCATATTCTTCTTTTCTATCTGTTGTTTTTACTGCACCAGATATGAACACACTATCTGGAATCTCATTAGTTAAAAACTTGCCTGATTCAATACGATTTACTAGTACAAGTGTATTGCCAGTTTTAGCAACATCCTTGATCAAGTTACTGATGTAAATCATTCTGTCTTCATCAGTGACAAGATATTTGTTTTCTTCTGCATAACTTCTAAACTCTGGAATATCTACTAATTGTAACACATTTACATGACATTGAGCAAGTACTCCTTTGTCCTGAAGTTCTTTAGCACTGACACGGCCTACTACTGGACCAATGCTGGCAAAAATACTTTCAAATTCAAAGGCTTCTTTGGGTACAGTACCTGTTAATCCCCAACGAATGGGTGCATTACACATATTCTGTGTTAATAAATTCTTTAAAACTTCTGCTTTGGCCTGATGAACTTCGTCTACAACAACAGTTTGTACACCTTCTAAAAATTCTGCCAGTGATACAATGTCATGCTCCATATTCTTTGATTTCTTGTCAAGAATATTAAGACTTTGCCATGTACAAATTGTGTGTGTTTTATTGAGATCTTTACGATCACCATAGTACACACCAACATCAAGCCCTACGTTGATAAAGTCTTCTTCTGTTTGTTCTACTAGACTTTTATTAGGAACAATAGTGATTGTTCGACCAAAAGGTTCACATAATTTTGCCAAAGTAGCAGTCATAATTGTTTTGCCTGCACCAGTAGCAACTTCTTGTAATGCCTGTGGATTTTTAAGAAAATTATTAACCACTTCAACCTGATCGTCTCGCAGACGAATGGGCTGTCCAGCAAATCTATGTCCGGCTGGCCAGCATTGATCTCCCCAGAATTCTTCTGTAACTTCTGGAAATTTTAGTGCTACGCTATTTCTTAAATCTTCAATTTCTTCAACTTCGACACCGCTTTTTTCCAGTATTTCCAATATGCGGGGCAACTGGTTAATGTAACCATTTCCACCCATACCAAACAGCGTAACACTACCATCCCACCTGCCTAGTTTATATGCAGGGTGGTATCTAGCGTATGGAATTTCGTACTTAAAGGCATTACTCAGCTTTCTACGAATTTCCACCGGGAGCCCTTCTATTTTAATGTTTACTTCGTCTCTTATAACGAGCTTACACGATGACATCAACATCTCCAGTTAACAGTACTTTATCTGTATAATAGATAACAAGATCAACATCTGTACAGTATACAGCACTTTTGTTATTTTTAAAATTATTTGTGAAACTAATTACAGTTTTTGGCTTCCATGGAGATTTTAAGAAGAATTTTGGCAATTTATTGTTAGCTATACCAGCTACTATTGTTTGGTCGTTTAAATCTTTATTAAATTGATAGTCAGCTACAGACGAATTAAAATTCACATTATCTTCAGTTTTATCAAATCGAAAATAGATTCCAACGTTGTCAGTGAGATTATGGAATTTTAGTGCGTTATGCAAAAAATCCAGTGTTTTTTTGTTGACCTTTGGTGTATGTCCTTCGAGTATACAAAGGATAGGCAGTCGGTCAAGTTCTTTTAAAGATTGTAGCACATCCTCTAACAAAACTTTAGATTCGTCAATAAAAATTTTTGTATTTTTTCTTACTGCAATTTTTTCTGTAAGTGTAGTGGCCGCAATTTCTTCAAAAATTTGGTACTGATACCGAATTTTTTGGTCATTGAGTTTGATAGCATTTGCTGATGATATTGGTCCAACTTTTGATTCAATAATTTTTTTAAAATTTTCGTTTTCTGTTTTAAAAATATCAAAATTATTATTCTTACTAGTTAACAGTTTGTCAATCTCATAGTAAAAATTCAAAATTTTGTCATCTATTTCAAAATCTTCCCTTAAAAAATGACCTACAAGGGTATGTATATTTTTTTCCGTGTAACTAACACCATATACTCGAGCGCCGATGGCAGAAATTTGTCCCTGCACTTGATGACTCAGAGAAATTAATTTTTCTTTAAGGCGTTTGTCGTAGGTAAATTCAATACATACGGTATTTTCGCCTTCGGTAGACAGGTAAATTTTACGAACTTTTTGTATTAGTCGAAAAATCTTTGACCAACTGTTTGTCTCAATAATAGACTCAATGGTTGATTCAATTTTTTTAATTTCGGGTATGTTTTCTTTAAAGATTTTTAATGTTAGCTTGGCCTGATTTTCAGTTAAAAACTGACCTTGGTCAATTTGATTGCTTATACTCAATAAAATTCGTTTATCTTTGTGAGGAAATTGCAAATTATTTGCTTTTACCTCTGTGGCAACTTTTTTAAGGACAGTATCAAGGTGAACTATCATGATCTTTCAATATCTTCTTCTTCACATTTTTCACCATATTGTATTTCTACAATTTTGCAAGGTTCCTCAAATGGATTGTATATACGATGCCAGTCATTTTTTGGAATAACTAGCTGTTTGAGTGGGGTTAACTCAAGAGTAGGCAATGCGTATCCACCTGGCATCCGTTGATCTACTAAACAACGACCAGAAGTAACATGCCATAGCTCTTGTCGATGCCGGTGACGTTGTAAACTTAATGACTGTCCTGGCATCACAGTAAGTTCTTTAACTTTAGTTCCGGGAACATCATGTAAAATTCTATAATATCCCCAAGTTCTTTCAGTTTTAGGAGCCTTCCATTCTTCTAAAATCCAAGAGCTTGAATTCTTTTTGTCTATACCGCCGACTCCAAATACAAATTCAATGTTTGTATCATTGACATCCATCTCTGGAATATTTTTTTCAGTTCTATCCCCGCCATTGGCGAATATAATCTTACTATCAGGATAATGAGCTCGAACTTGTTCAATGAAATGCTTGGCAGAGCCGTCTTCGTCATTGAACGTGTAGACCTCATCTACCATAGAAAGGTTGTTGATCACACATAGCCGCTCATTCCATGGCATAAAGGCACGACCTTTCTTACGTTCAAGCCATTCGTCACTGTTAAGACCAACAATCAACATGTTACCAAGCTGACGAGCGGCCTTAAAATAGGCGATATGGCCTGAATGTAACGGATCAAACCCACCAGTTACTAAAACAATTTGATTAGATGGTTGCATCTTCCATACCTGCCACTCGAAGCTTGATAATGTTGCTTAATTGCCACTGTTTAATGTCTAAACTTTTGGTTATACCTAACCATTTGTTTCTTAACAGGGCAAATTCATTGATAATTTTTTCCATATCAACGACATCTGACTCGCCATCGACATATTTTTCAACATCTCGTGATGTAAGAGCACGTTGATAAGTTTCTAGGTATTTTCTAAACAAAGAACTACGCAATCTGCGTAACTCAATGTTCAAATATTCCAAAATTGCTTCAATTTCTTGAAGTTGCCCGAATCGTAATTCTACTATGCCTGGCATACTAGCCGAGGCCTTTTCAATATTACCCGCTATGCGGCTATCATTTCGTGCTTCTTGCAATTCTGCTTCAAAATATGCAATAGCCTCTGGAATATTTGAAATATCTTTCGATACTTTTGAATACCAACCCATTAATCTTCGTCCTCGTCAAAGTCCCAGTTGTCTTCTTCTTCGTAACCTTCTTCAGTGTCCTGATCAAGATAGTATTCAACAGCTTCATCTAACGTTTCATCAAAGCCCACTGCTGACTCAAGTGTTTTATCACTTACTCCGTGGTCTGCCAGCAGGTCTATGTACCGTTCTGCCAGTGCCTCGTGAGTTTTCTTGTCAGCATATTCTTTAAATAACATCCAAATATCAGCAATTTGATTTTCATTCATGATTTAAGATTTCTCCAGTTTCAAGATCGATTTCAGATTTTACTACAGGATTATTACTAAAGTCTACCATTACGGTATCAAGACATCCGTCTTCATTTCGTTCCCATTCTTTACGATATAACTTTAGTTCTGTGTTCGACCCTGCGTATTTAAGAAGAAACCTTTTGCTTCAAACAAATCAACAAGACCGCTATAAGGATTCATACCTGTTTCATATGGAATCTTAATTTGTACGCTCTCAAACGGCTTGGCATAACGTGTTTTCATGATTTTACAGGCAGCACGAATGCCTTTAACTTCTGAAATTTTGTTACCGTCTTCGTCTTCTTTCAACTTCAACTTCTTCATAGCAACCACGATAGAACTTGCGTACACAAAACCCTGGCCGCCTGAGATTTTGTCATCTGGATCGAACATATCTTGACTAGCGTATGTGTGATTAGTACATACTAATCCAACATTATAACTGCCAAACATATTAACACAGTTACGAACTAGTGCTGTCAGTGCTTTAGGCTTACGACCCATGTCACCTTTCAAATCGCCTGCTTCGAACTGATTAACGTCTGTAGGAGTCAACAACATACCCAATGAGTCAATGACAAAAAGAACCTTTGGTCGGTCCTCCATTGTTTTGTATTCTTTCATAAACTCGTTAACTGTTTTAGCAACATCGTCAATCATTGCCATGTTCAGTTTAAGCAGTTTATCTTCACTGGTATCAACACCTAGTGCTTCTAACCAACTTTGATCAAGAGCATTTTCGCTGTCAACTAACACAACATAGATACCTTGTTTCTGTGCGTTTCTAATTAGATTGCCGGAACAGATAAAACTTTTACCTGCACCTGATTCTCCGGCAAACACAGTAACTTTACCCAATGGAACACCTTTGTTAAAGTCACTGCTGATAAGATAATTTAAGGCATAGTTACCTGTACTGACCCAATCTGTAGGATCATTGAAACCAACACCTAGTCCGTCAATACTCTTTGTTAAAGTCTTACGGAATTTTGATAAGTCAAATGCTTTAGAGGCCATTATTGATCTAACTCCATATTATTGTATTCTTTAATTAAAGCGATTAGTTCTTCTTCTGTATTACAAACAGTCTTTGTGTTTTTCCAATCTTCTTTCTTATCACGTCCACCAATTTCTACCATCCAAGCATTGTCGTAACGATTGATAGTAATTGATTCATTCACCTTTGCTAGTTTGCTTAATTTAGCCATAGTTATTCTCCTTAAATGGTGAGAGCTCGGGCATAAGAATTATATCTTAAGACCCGAGCCTTATTTTTATTGCTTGTTGCGGTTGCGAATCATCGCAAGGATGTCTTGTGCGCTACCACTAGGAGTAGTTTTAGATTCGGCAGCTGGAGCAGGTGCGCTCTTTGCAACTGGTGCCGCTTCTTCGTCAAAATCATCTGCAGGAGCCGGAGCGGCTGTACGAGTAGCTTTGGCTACAGGATCACCCGTTGCCTGACTCATACCTGCTGGTTTGAAGTATTGACCCCAACGTTCCATATCAAATGGTTCGCCATCAACAGATGCTTCAAACATTTCTTTGATAACTTTAACTTCAACATCGCTAGGCTTCTTGGGCAAGAAGTCTTTGAGATTGTAAAGACCGTGAGCATTAAGTGCTTCTTGCTCAACATCGCTCAATGGACGCTCACGACGGCTCCACTTCGAAGTAGAGTAGTCTGCGTAACCACCTTTGCTAGTCTTAATGAGTTTAAAGTCAACGCCGTGAATAGCGTCTGTAGGGAGATTGTCCATTTCTGGATCTAACAATGCACCGCGGATCAATTGGAAGATCTGTGGGCCAATGATAAATCTACGAATAGAGTTTTCTGGTTTGCTATCTTCTTTCAAACCGTCTTCAACAACAAAACCTTGGAAAATGTAACTGCGTTTCTTCCAGTACTTACGACCCATGTCTTCTAATGCAGGATCTTTGAACCAGCCACGAACCTCTGAGAGGATTGGGCATGTTTCGCCATACATTTCTACGCAGGGAACATTAACGATAGTTTGCTTTGAGTCAGTTTCACCTTTGATACCTGCAAACGGCAATTTAATCATTGCACGTTCTACCCAGAAAAAGGTGTTGTCTGTGTTGCCGTCAGGCAAAAAGCGAACTACTGCCTCTTGTCCTTCTTTGAGATTCCAGAACGGATAAATTGAATTATCACCGCCTGAACGTTGATTGTTGTCGGAACCACGTGATTCCTGTTCTTTAAGTTTTGCACGAATTTCAGCTAAAGATGCCATAATTTTTCTCCTATTGTTAGCCTTTTATAGTTGCCTTTATTTGTTGAAACCACTTCAACAAAAAAACGCATACATGTTATTGTATGCGTTTTTATTTATGTTTGCAAGAGAAATCTTGCCTAAATTATGACTTAATTGCTCAAACCGGCAAGCTTCTTCATTCTAGACATTTCGCCCAAACTAGTTAGTTTAGCAATTACTTTTTCAGCAATTGGTCCTGCGCTGTCGCCAAACTTTTTCTCACAGGCAATCTTAACACCTTCTTCTCCTTTTGGAAAAGTGCCTTCTTCGGCATTGTACATACTTTTAACAAATTCAATTAATTCATCTGCTTTGTTACCAAATACGTCTTCGACTCTCATGCCTGCTTTGGTAATAGCTTCGCCTAATGTCATTTCTTTACCAGCAATACGAATAATAGTTTCTGCTGTAGCGCCAGCTTTTTTTGCTTTCTTAATAGCATCAGCCATTCCTTTTTTGGCTAAATGGCGTGCCTTGTGTTTGATAGTATTACCAAACTGATCTTTGTCGTCGCCCTTCTTTTTGTAAGGACCGTCAAATGGAGGATCTTCTTTTTCTTCTGCTACTGGAGGAGTTGCCGGTGGTGTAGCTGGCTCGGCAGGAGCTGGTGCTGGTTCAGTAGCTACTGGTTCAGCAGGAGCTGGCTCGGCAGTTGGTTCAGCAGGAGTTTCTGGCTCAGCTGGTGTTTCTTCAAAATTAATTTTACTTAACACGTCTGTGCCATTTTCTTTATCTTTAATTTCGATATAGTCTTTGAGAATATCTCGTACATCTTGGTCTGGACTAATATCTGCTAATTCTTTTAATACTTCCATTAACTCGTCGTCTTCAATAACGCCAGTTAAACTTTCAATAGCATTGTTTCCGTCTGTTCCAACTGGAAACGGTTGCGACACTAGTTGATTAAGTTTTTCGATAGCTTCGTCTTGCTTGTCCTGGTCGTCACTGAATATATCTGAAGATCCTTCGACAATATTGTTAAGATATGATTCGTACTGATCAAATTCTTTAACTTCTTTACGATTGTCTTTTTCTTCTTCTTTTTCTTCCTCATCCATTAAATCTTCAATGGTTAAATTTTTAACTGGGATATCGCTTTCGTCTACTAGGTTAAAAATATAGGGAAATACATTTTTAAGTTCTTCATTAAATGTACGAATAGTTAAACGATCAATCCAATCGTTCATAATTTCTTCAGGTATTTCTTTTGCTGATTGTTCTTCAAATCCTTCAGCAAATTGTTCGTAATGATTAGAATTTTGTAAGCTAAAAATTTCTTTCTTAACTTGATCAATACGCTCTAACACTTTAAAGTTTACTGAGCTCATTGCTTCACTGACCATAGGATTACGTTCAACATATCCTTTAAACATACGTAACTTTTACAATAATTTTTGATTCGCCAAACTGTTGAAAACTAGTTTTGCTTGTGCCATATAGTTTGCTTTCGGTCATGTTGCCGTCTCCGGATTTTTTGGATAAAAAGTCGTAATCTCTTTTTTCTAAATTACTTTTTGAAATGTCTCGTGTATCAAAATTTAATAATTTTTGTTTTGCAAATTCTCGAAGTTCTTTTAAGAATTCGTAAAATTTCTTTTTTGTATAATCAGATTCTTTGTCTACAATGGCATTCGAATAGATAACTGTAAGTCCGTCTTTATCGCCGTCCTCGTCTGCATCTTTTCCTGCAAGGTGGATCGTAATTCTTCCTAAATTATGCCCATCTGTTGCGTAGTCAAAATCAAAGAATCTAGCCTCTGAAGGTTTACCTGTGGTCTCGCTTTCTTCATCCTTAAGTGAAATCTCTGGAAAAGAAGTGCGAATTTTAGCAAATAACTCTTTAGCAATTAAATTTAGATTTTTATTCATAATCGTATTTATCACATGTTTGTGGAAATAAAAATAGGCATTGGCATGTCAATATCTTCTTCGCTAACAAAATCGCTGCTGTTAATAGTAGCGTAGACCCGCTGATCCCAATCCCCTAACACTTGACTCATGCGAACTAGCAATAAACAAGCACTGACTAGGTCGTCTTGTTCTTCGTTTTTAGCTTTAAAACTTACACCGTGTGCAATAAACGTTTTAAGCTCTGAAATCAAAGGCCTGCTGTAGATAGTCATTTTATTAGTTTCTATTAGATGTTTTAATCTAGCTGCGGCAGCAATTTTTGAACCGTGTGTAGTGTTAAACCCTTTACGGAATTTACGAACGTGTCCTTTACGCACAGGTTCGCTGACGAATAGTCCTGGAAAATTCTCTTCTCCAATATCTCGTATGCATACTAACCCTGCTTCGCCTACTGTGTTATTTTCAATAGTCCAATAGATGCTGTTAGGATTGTCTTCACCCATAAAATCATTAATATACTTTAGTATTTCACGTAGTATTTTAATTTGTCCTTGTATAGGAGTAAGATTGTGCTGCCATTCTGCAACCTGTGTGAAACTAGGTAATTCAAATACTTCTATGGCAGCATTGTTGCCGCCTGTTCCTAGACTAGGATCTAATGTAATGGCATATATGCTTTCTTTGTTTAATTTTTTATACCAACGGGTTTGACCTACTCGTTGAATAGGCTCAATTCCTTCTAATTCAGACAGTTTAATACTGCTGACCAGTGTTTCGTCATAGATCAAGAATTCGCAATTATATTCACGACGAAATCGTTCTTCACCAATACGACCACGCTCTGCACGTTCCCATACTTCGTCTCTATCAGGATGCTCACTCCACTTACAGGTAAATGGAAAGAAGCCATTAATACCAGTTTCTTGTAACAAATGCAAACTCATCACAGTATAGTAAGGAGATAGACATACCGCGGCCTGTATTGCCAGTAGTAGTTGTAGAGACAATGCGTGATCCGTTATCAAATTCAATACTCCCTTTGTTATAGTTGACTACACCACAGCGTATATGATCAGGGCATAATTCATATGCATAACGAATACGCTGCATAATTTCTTGAGAACCTGTAAACTTGTGAGCTGAAATTAACACAGTTTGATCTGGATGAAACATTGCATACCACAGCAAGTAACCTGCCGCACAGGTAGTCTTGCCCATCTGACGTGGTAACATGTTTACATTAAATCTATGTCCGTGGTATGCGTCTAATAATCTAGTTTGAAATTCAAAAGGTTCAAAAAGTAGTTTACCTTTTACAGGATGCTGTATGTAAAAAAACTTTTGAGTAAAATAGTGATATCCGTCGTCGTTGCTACAGGCTAACAAATCTTCAATTTGTTGTTCTGTAAACGTTTCTTTGGTGTGAGCTTTTTTAGTTAAAACTCCATCTAACGATTTTGTTGGCATATGATTATTTACAACAAAAAAGCGGGCAAAAGCCCGCTTTTGAAATTACAAATTTAATCAACGAGATTTAACTTCGTTGTATAAATTTGACAAACGTTGCACTAGACCTTCCATTGCTGTAACACCTCGAGGCGCATATCCGTCGTAGCGATCGCCTTGATTACCTCTGCTAGCATTACCGTGTAGATCGTCACCTGTTCCTGTGACTGCACCAGTGTCTGCATACATTTCGTCTGGAGAATTAGCAAGTTCCTCTTGTCCAATTATTTTTTGGCCTGGTCCTTTATCATCTCCGCCCATAAATGGGTGTTGCATTTTCTTAATAAGGATTGCAGGATCTTCCATGTCGTCACTGTCACTGCTGGTATTACCATCTTCGATATTTTTTAAGATATCCATTAGGTTTTTAATACCACCGGCGCCTTGTGCGTTCATGCTGACGTTAGCACTGATAGAATCTGCCTGTGGAGGAGTGCCATTTCTCATGCCCATCATACCGCCAGGCATATTTGCCATTCCAGGCATGCCACACTCATCTACATCGTCTTCTTTAACTTTAAAAGTTTGTCCGTCAACTTCAAATTCAGATTGACCAGAATCTCGAGCAGCATCTAATGCACCGCTAAAAGCATTGCCTTCTTTTGGTTGTTCTTGATTAGCAAGATCGTTTGCCATTGCTCCACGTTGTGCTCTGGCAGCGGCTGCTGGGTCAGGCATTCTAGTTTTGTTTGCTAGAATATTTGGTGCTCCTGGCGCCATTGGAGCTCTTTCTGGGGGTTCAGCGAGATGATCAGGTCCTGGTGCTGCCGGTGCTGCCGGTTGACCTGTGAGTGCGTTAATGCCAGGTCGTCCGCCTGTTGCTCGTTCAGTAGTTGGCTGATCCAATTCGACCATCTTTCTCATTAGTTCATTAAAATTCATATTATTATCCTTTTCTTGGGTCAGGGTTACCTGTTAGACCCTTGAGTAAACTATGAGCAGGGCCAGTTTTGGCCATTTCAGTTGCTTTTTCTTTGTGCAATGATTTAGCTAATAATTTTTCGTTTACACCTTTGTATTGTGTAGGTTGACTTTCTTTTCGTTGTTTTGCTAGGTCTTTTAAAAACCCGCTAATGTATTTTTCGCCTACTAAATTTTGATTATTTTCTTTAGGGTAATCTTGAGTTAAAATAGAAGTAGGATTATCTTCTTCTGTTTCAACAGCCATGTTTGCTTCTTCTATTGGTGTTCTTACACGAATGCAAGATCTACTTATACCAGTAGAGCTAGCTAACAATTCTGCTAATACTGCACTGGTAGTAGGATAATCTAATTCAGTTTCAAAAACTGTCATTGACGAATTTTTTATTTCTGGAAAATCAATTAATGTTGCTTGAATAGGAGTGCTTTTACCTTTGGTAAATTTACTTACTTGATATTTTTGTAATGCGGCTTCCATAACATCTTCACAATGCTCAGGAAGATCACCAGCAACTTTTATTTTAAAGACATACTTTTTAGTGTCTTGATTTTCTTTAAGGTATTGACTGAATAATTTCATGGCTTAAATCCTAATATATTATTTATTCATATTTTTAAGTTTTTCAATTAGACTATTGCGATCAGATATAATCACACCTTCACCATGTACTGTGAGAGTTTCATCGCCAGCTTTTTGATCTAATTGTTGTTTTTTAAGCTGTAGTTCGATCATCTTAAGTTTCTTGTCTAACTTTGCACTTTTAGCATCTATGGCATTTTTAAGCATAGTGCCTGCAACTTCAAATATACGTCCGCTATAACGTGCTTCTACATTCATACCCAGATCCATTAGATCATCATAGGCATCTGTAGCACGTTGAGCCAATGCATCGAGTTCGCCATCGGCAATATCACCAAGTCCCTTTACCTGTGGCAAGGCTGCTGATATTTTGTCAAATTCTGATAGTTCCCGTAATAACGGTTGTGATTGCTGGGCTACTGCATTTTTTTCAGCAAGTTTTTCCGCATCATTTACCATTTTCTTGTTTTCGGGCAAATTGAGCAATTCTTCGAGTTTTTTAGTCATACAACTACTTATCTTTTTCCACCATTGTGGAAAATTTCATTTTCGTTGATTACTCTAAATTTTATACCCTGTGCTTTGCACCAAGTCTGTGCGGCACGCCATTTAGCAACATTTCTAGCATACTCAATTTGATTGTGTTTGCTTTTGCCTACTTTTTCTCTTAACGTTTGATTCTGTGGTTTAACTTCTATTAGCTCTGTGTGTATTTGACTATTTTTGTCAAGATACTGTAAAAAGAAGTCTGGTATGTATACTGTTTGTCGAGCAGTAATTGGGCAACGATAAGGTATTGCTATTGATTCGCTGGCCCATTTTTGAACACTACCGTGCGTATCGCAAAAACGCATAAAGGCCAATTCCCAGCTACTACGATATGTTGGACTTTTTTTCCCTACATATTTTTCTGGATTCTGAAGTTGATATTTTCCTGATGCAAATCTGCTCATGGTTTAATATTTCTGCTTTCTAGAGCGTCATTATCTGAAGTAAACTTAAAACCTAAAATGCTGGTTTTTTCACGATAAGAATTAAGAACTTGACTTACAATAGTACTGAGCTGTACATCATTAAGTCCTTTGAGACTGTCTAATAGTTTAAAAACATTTATGTTATCAACTTTAGCCTGATTCATTAATACAATGCCAGTACTTCTAGCAGCTTCTTCCCCAAACCCTCGTTTTAAGAAAAAACCTACTACAGCGTCTACTTGGCTTGCAGGAAAACTTATTTGATTAACAAAATATTTGTCAAAAAATGTTTTGACTTCTGTACTACTATCTTCTGTAGCTTCTGTTGGAATATTACTAGTAACGTCTGACATGTTATCTGCCTTGTGGACCAAAAATACTTACTGCCTTTGCAGGAGTTGACTGTGATGCGCCTGGTACTGGAAAACTTACATTTGGTTGTCCGCTTAAACCAACTTGAGCAGCAGCATTTACTCCCGTTAGCACAGCACCAGTGACTTGATTTATTGCGCCTTCTCTTGTGAGATTTTTTGCATTTTGATATGTGTTAACTGCTGTAATAGCTGTACTTATAAATGCGGCAGGGTTTGTAAATGTGTTAGGATTTGCCATAGCACCTAGCACAGAACTTACTCCACTTAATATGCTGCTGGCATTGCCAAAAATACTTGTGCCGCCACCAAGTGCTACAGGATCTGCGGCTGCTCTTCTTGCCCTAGGATCTGAAGCATAAGGGCTAGGTGTTTGATCGTAGTGCTCTTGACTGAATCCATTGGGAATTCCGTTTCTTACTCTACCAGTTTCGTAGGCCACAGCTTCATAGGCTAATGTCATTGCCTGTTCCCCAGGCTGACTACTGGCTGAATCAAGTGTATCGTGATTCCACGCTGTTATCAACGGATTAATTAATTTATATCCGTACCATGCTTTTTTAGCAAGTTGATAAATTACTATACTTGTAAAAAATGGCACAGTACTATTGTTATCTAGACCAAAACTTCCTTTAAGGTGACTTTTAGCTTTCATAGCATTTCTATTGTAAGCACCAATAGTATCTGCTGCGCCGGTATCGCCGTAATAGTAGTTATAATAGTTATACCATAACTGTCCTACTACACCGTAGTTATCATCATGGAATCGTAAAGTCACTGGCTGATAATCAATTTTACTTTGTACAACTTTTTTTCTGTTGTATTGATTTAGTGTTTCAGACTGTATTGTAAATTTAGGTAATTCAGCTGATTTAACCAGCATGTTAATTTCATTTTGATGTCGATATTTAAATCCTAAATTTTTAAGGGCATTAGAATTAATATTAAAAACTACGTGATAGAGAAATTTTGTTTTAGGGGCAAGACGAAGATCACTTTCTCGATATAATCGAGAAGCGTGTTGGAAATCTCGAAGAACAGGTTCTCCGGGTTGTCTTACTCCATATTGAACTGGTGTTGGCATAATAATATTTATCGTTCGATATTAACTACGTACTTAATAGATAGTCACAAAAAAGCCCACTCAGCGTGGGCTTTTTATTAAGCGCCTGTAGCGTTTGTGCTTACTGAACGACTGAAGCTTGTTCCAACGCCAGCTAATGGTGAATTATCTGGTTTCTGAATTGCATTGTCGTACTTGATACTCATCTGAATAGTTACAGGAGCATTTTCGCTGTAGCTTAAATTCTGATAGTTAACGTTTTCTAGATAGCAACCATAAAGTTCCCATGTTTCTAGAATACCAACTGCCTGATTGCCGTTACCACCGTCAAGAATTTCAATTTTAGTTTGAAATTTATAGTCGATACCAGCTGCTGCTGAAGCTTGCTCGTAAAAATCAAATTGTTTCTGTAATTGCTCACCAACAATTTTCTGTGTTGCGCCAGTTACATCGTCACGAACGTTTAATGTAATTGGTGACCATGTGTGTTTACCTGCTAGGTAAACACGGCTGTTATATACATCAACAGTAATTGGATCAAATGCTATAGTAGGTCTTGTTACATCAGCAACTTGTTTAGTTAACTCTGCTGTTGATGATGCTAACCCAAAACCTAGCAAAGTAACGCGGAAGCGATACTTGAGTTTTGGCATTAGCAAACCTTGTGACTGAGCACCGTCTAATGGTACTGTGAATTTGGTTAATGTTGAAATTGACATATTAATATCCTCTTATTATAGACCTGCTATTTCACCGGTATTCTTTAAGCGTAATGGAATGTAAATAAATTCCACTGCTTTTACAGGTTCAACAGCTACATCAACCCAAAGTTCATTTCTGTCAACTCTAGCAGGAGTGTTGTTGCTTTCGTCACAGACTACTAGGTAATCATAGAGAGCACGTTGTCCAACTAGTTCTAACATTAATGAATCGACAGCACCTTTGATTTCATCTCTAGTGATCTTATCGTTTGGTTCAAACACGTATGGTTTAGCTAGTGCGTTCAATTGTCTACGTAAGTAAATAACCAAACGAGCTACGTTGATACGATCAAGTGCGCTGGCTGCTTTAGCTCTAGTGCGTTGACCGTAGTTTACTAAACCGCTGCCTGTAAAGAATGTGATTGGATTAATCTTTGATTCATAAAGTGTATCGCGTTGTCCGTTGTTTAGGGCAACTGATTTAAATTCACCTTCTGCATCAACATATCCAACTGCTGTAGCATTAGTAATACCACCGCGACGTAGACCAGCTGGTGCAAACCATGGATAAGCAACTTGGTCGTTAAGAGCAATAGTTCTTAACATCATATGACTTGGTGGAACAACTACGTTGTTTCCTGCATTGTCGCTAGTAAAGCCCCATGGATAGAACATAGCCATGTACTCATCATAACTTACTGCACCTTGATCGTTGTCTTCAAGGGCTAAACGTTGGTTAGTGCCCCATCTGTTCAAACTAGTAGCGTCTGGTGTTAATCTTGCTGGTGTATCACCAACGATAAACGCTGTTAGTCCACGATCGTAGTTTAAGCTAATTAACTCGCCAATTAGTTCAGGATATCCTGGGCAAGCAATTAAGTTAAACACGCGACTTTCTTCGTCACGAATTTGTTGATTGCTGTTCACTAACGCTTGTAAAGATTGTACAACTACTTTGCGCTGTGCTTGACGACCAAAGCTTCCGCTTCCGTCTGGGTTATTAGCACTTTCTGTTACCCAACGATGTGGGTAGTATGCAGCCATTGATTCACCTACTGGAGCATTGAATCTTGTGTTGTCTGCTGTAGTGTCAATGTAACCCTGTTTAAATTTCTTAACGTTGAATCCTGAACGGCGTAGATTCCATAACAACATACCCTTTGGATATAGTGCTGGATCTGGTGCGTCAAAGTCTACAAAGTTGCTTGTGAGTAGTTCTTCGATAGTGCCTGTTGGTGCATTATCAGCAGTACCGCCGTCTGTTCCAAGGCGTGCATCTGCAAATAAAATACCTTCGTCTGTTGACTGATCGGTTTTGTCTACTAGTACCCAACGATCTTTAACTGGCTTGTTTAGCAAGTCTGAATCGTATTTGTAAATTGTTGGATAATTCTCAATGTCGCTGGTATCAATCCATAGGTCACCAGTTTCAAGAGCTGTGCCATCGCTTTGTTTTTCTGGAGCTGTGGCAGCTACGATTGGTCCTGCTGGATCAGTGCCTTCTGCAAAGTATGGGCTTGTTGGGCTCTTATAGCCGACCCACTTGTCACCGTCATGAATCATAACGTCAACTTCGTCAACTACACTGCTATACCATAATGTACCGTCTTCTGCAAGGCTACCTGGATTATCTGATGAACTAATGTACACTAGTGGTACCCAGTTACTGGCCACATAGTCGGAATCAGTTTGTCCTACTGGAGCCAATTGGATCCATTCAGTACCTTCACCAAAATTACCTTCACTTGGCTCATATTGATATGAGCTTGAAAGTGCTAGTGCGTTCATTGGAGCGTTTAGGCCATCGCTAAATCTAATTTCTCCGCCCTTGGCGTGTTTAATTATTAAACGATTCTGACTGTCAACTTCTGCTGTGATATTTACAAATCCACCAGCATTGATTACAGTAGCAATAGTTTCTGCATCAGATGCATCGCCAGCTGCTTCGAATTGAATAGCATTTTGATTAGACAATGCAGCCTGTCCAACTAATGATTCTGCTATAGTAAAGACATAATCTGTACCAGTAGTAAGTGTACCAGTTGTAATTTTTACAGATCTTACTGACGTTGCACCAATTGCAGCTCTACGCCATGCTTTGAATTCTGCTACACGGGGTGTTGTATCTGCTGTGTCGTCATTTTCTTGGAAGTTATACTGTACATATACTGAACCAAGAGCAATGTTTGCACCACCACCTGTTTTGTCTAGGTTGAAAATAGCGTCATGG